GTCCCGGTATCAAGACCGCCATTCCCTGTCCCGACTACCCATGAACTTAAAGATTTTATAAATGATGATGATAATTTTAACCCGTATGCATATGTTGAATTGAGAATTTTCCCGGCTGCGATAGTTAGGGTGGTTGTAGTTGTATATGTTAAAGTGAATTCTCCCGGAGTTATTCTTTTAGAATATCCAAAATTTATCCCGCTATCTTTTAACATATAGCCGCTTGTTGTTCCATTGAATATTGGAAGATTCCCCGCTGTCCCACTCCGCGTACAAAGATACGCTAAATTTTGCGGATTATATTGTGTTACTATTGTTACAACTCCGGCGGCGGTTATTGTGCATGTCGCAAGGACAACATCATAATCTGTTCCAGTTGTTGAATTTACGACATATGCATATGATGGAACAACCTCATAACTATATGTCCCGCTTGATCTTGCGCGGCTTCTGGTATTCCCGGCAGTCTCTGCATATTGTAGTTTGACATAATTTACAGTTACACCGTCACACGTCGCTGTTGAGGAGACATCCAGTTCATTTTGTAATACTGCATGAACCATTCGTGCAATATCGCCTGATGTTTTTGATGGGGGCAAAGATGCAAAAGTATCCGGATAATATACAAGAAAATTGCAGATCCCCCAGGCTTCTGTAATATCAAGACAGAATGATCCTGCCCCTGCTGTCACTACCCCTCCAGAAAGGATTGCAGGGAAATTCCCGAGAATTCTTTTTGCAAGTTGTCCGGACACATCAAATCCATATAATAAATCACGGATTAGATCCTGTGAATAATAACGATCACCTAAATTATAAGGTGTTGTCCCGTCATATAGCAAATTAAAATGTTTATCAAGACTCATCCAATTGTACCCCCCGAATAAATTATAAATTGCCCGGATGTATTGATATATCCGAGATATACCCGACAATAAGCCGGGACGACATCAGTTTCGATATTATATATAATCTCTACAATTTGTGCGGCTGTTAAAACTGCTGTATAAATTCCATAGTGACAATTTATATAAATATTCCCCTGGATCTCTATTTCGGTCCCATAACCAACAAATGCAAATCCATACGGAGACGCATCTCCGGCAGCTAAAATCGACCAATCTGTATCAAGTTCTAACACTCCATCACCGCATAATATCCAGTCATCAGTGTCATATCCTTGTGAAATTTCAGCTGAATATCCTGTTATTGAATCAATTATATTTTTAGCATGTAATTGCCAACTGCCTCGGGTTTTATGGGATTCTATTGCTGTATATATTTTTTTCCTTTTTGTTCGTTCGGAATCTCCTGAATTTATTGGAGCGCAGACCGTGTATCCCAGAATATTTAAAAATTTTTCAGGGCAAGTATCAATATCATTCAATGTCAAAATTGTCAGAATATCCGATTTTGCTGTCTCCATGTATTCATCCATTTTATCACATAGAGCCTGCCCGGAATCTGTCAAATTTTCCTTAAATAGTTTCGGGATAAAATTTTCAAACGGATATGGCAGCATCTACGTTATCTCCGTTGTTGTGATAGTTCCGACGGTCGTGATCTCATCAGTGTCGAATGTGACCGGGAATGTCGGAGCTGTCATCGTGATATAATCAATGCCATCAATATTATAATCCAGGAATCCAAGAACATCAGACTCATAAATTGTCGTCCCAAAATTAGGGGCTATTACATTTTCAAGCATTGTCTGGACTGTTGAATAATCGGTAGTAGTGAAAGTATATCCAAGGATTGAGGCCCATTTAGTATTTATATATGAAATAACCGCTCCCATCCCGGAATCTGTGAGTAATATTTTAATTTCGTTTGTGACTTCTGAAAAGCATAAACAAAGCCCAAGATCATAGAATGGTTTAATGTCAGAAAAATTATACCCATCTTTTATTTTTATCTGTGATGTTATTGCTGTTGAAACATATGTCGGATCAACAACACGAACATCGATTGTCTCAAGCACCGTCCGGGCAATTAAATACGTTTGAAGCGCAGTTTTTAAAGCTGATGAAGGCGTCCCCCCCCCGTTCGGGACGATGACAACCTGACAAGAAAGAATCCCGTAAATATTTTTATTCACTTTTGCGCGTGATATTCCGCCATACGACAGGCACAGGGATTCTCCATCTTCGACCGTAACAAATCTATCACGTGTTTTTAGAAGAATTGGGGCCAATTCCCGCGCTGAATTTATCGATTGCTTATCAGACCCCCCCGTCAAAGTTGCCGAATTTGATACTCCTGAAATATTCGAATCAGTCCCACCATACGCATTTATTCTATCCTGGACGGATACATTTGAATCTGTCCCCCCCCCGACTGCATATTGGGCATAAACATCAAATGCCGGGGGGATATCCCCATATGTCCCATCCGGGAATTTTATCCGGGTCCCGCCATCGGTTAAATTTATAACTTTGAATACTCTATCTCCGGCAATAGAATAGATAAATGTATCGACGGCAGTATATACGAGCCCATTACATTTGATTTCAATAGTATCCTCCAGGACATTTATATCCGGCAAATCGAATTCCTGCCATGAACTTACGCCATCACTTGTTCCGATTGATGTCCAGTCTACTGTATCGCGCTGATACATTGTTACGGCTTGCGCATATAATTTTATTGTATGGTTCCCGGTCCCGGTATCCGTCAGCGTGATATTTGTCCCGGCGTATGCGTCTGAAAGGCTTTCAGCCAGTTCTATTGTTGTGTCTGATACATATATTGCATAATAATCCGTCCCCGATTCGAGAGGAGAGGGAAGCGTTCCATCACTTGAAACGCGGAGGAGTTCCCCTGTCGTATATACGCGCGCGACTGTTAGAAGATTGCCGCTTGCGGTAAATGTTTCTGAAACTGCTGTAAATGTTACGTCAGCCGTTGCCTCAAATTTCATCGATGCAACGGATAAATTCCCCTCTGAATATGCGATCAGATCATCACTGGAAACTGTAAAAGGGAATGAAGCCGAACGATTTACAAAAAAAAGGACATCGCCGCTTGAGGTTGTCCGGCCTGTCCTTTGATAATCAATCAGTGTTAAAAGATTGTCGACTGCCTCTTCTGTAAATGCGGATTCCAGATATGATTGATTTGCAACGGCATTATTCCACATTGCAAAGACATCCCCGATCCCGGCTATGAGTTTTTTAAACCATATCGGTTTATCCGCCAGTTCATCTACTGCGTTTATGTCCGCAAGGATTGCATCATAATCTTTACTGGTAAACTGGATTATCGAATTTATCATTCTTATCACCTATGAATAAAAAAGATAAAAAACTTTTATGTCGCCCCGATCCCGATCCTTGTATTAACAGATTGAAGCGCATACATATCCGCATAACGGATATAATAAACATTAATATTGAGCGCATCCCGGACCGCTGTAAATTCCATCGAATTCTGACTTACCGCAACCCGCCGATCAATTGTGTCATTCGTCCCATCTGAACATTGAGTGTTATTATAATTCACCCAGTTGGCTATATCATACCGGAGCCCGACTTGTAATAATAGGGTATTCGGATAATTTTCATAATCTGATGCCCCGGCTCCGTCTGCGCGGTTATAAAACATCGAACGTTTCGGCTGCATGATCCCGGCCAAAAGATCACTTTTTATTTCCAGGTCTGTATCTAACTGACCATAATAAAAAAATATATCCCAGTCCGCAAGGTTGATACTATTCATTTTAATTTTACCTTTGCAGATAATAGTCCGCTCGGGAGAGTCAAAATCCCGGCGGCTCCGCCTCCATCCAATTTTGTTGCGAATAAAGCATTGATTGCAGTGACTAAAGTTGTGAGATATGTATTAAGTTGTGTTCCAAGAACTGCGTATTCTGTAGCCGCTGGATCAATCAATGTTATTGTCTCCGCCTTCAAATCCATTTCTCCCGTTTTATCGTCGTGCTTTATATAATTCTTTTTTTTCGGGGATTCAAAAATAATATCATCTGTCTCAGATTTCCAGATTTTAGGAATCCCGCGCGTTTGTTCTGTTGCGATCGAGAGATATACAGGACGATTTAAATTCCCTTCAATAAAATATACCTCGACCGCTTCCCCTACTGATGGGATTACAAGCGAATGGCCTTGACGCGGGAAACACCACGCTCCGACGTTTTCAGTATCCCATCCAAGTGATGGGATTGTGACCAGTACCCGCCGCATAGATTCAGGATCAATATTTTTTGCGACTGTCCCGATATAATGTCTTAGATATCGGGTCTCTGTCCTTACGATCTCGGCAACCATGCCATAAAGAGTTCTTGAATTATCCATTTATTGCACCAGACTCCCGCCGGAAATAGTCAACGCATCGCCGACATGAATTGAATTTGAATAACCTGATCGGTCGATTTTATGATTTACCCGTATTGCATAAAATAAAATTCCATATCGATCTGTAAAAAGGCTCGGGAATCCCCGGCCAAATTTTACCCTGGCCGGAGCTGTACAAAATGGATCTCCAATTGTTTCTATATCCATAGTTAGCCCGAGGCCCTGCGGAGCTGTTGACGCCTCAACCGGGACAAAATATCTTTTTTTAATAAGTTCATCCATATTATCAATTTTTAACATTTCCATCATTTTCACTGCAACGGCTGATGCTGAATATCCCTGTTTTTTTAAATCAGCCTCTATCTGTTCCGGATTTAATTTATAATATGTAATCGTATTTGTTTCAGCTTTCATGTGCCAGAATTGGACTTTTCCGTTCGGCCCCTGAACTGCCTGAACCGAATCCCCGGCTTCTCCGACATTATGCTGCCATGAATAGGATTTCACATTTCCTTTCCCGATCTTATATTCCATGAGTGACGAAAATCCGATGCATCCATTAACCGATTCGACAAAACTTCGGATTGCGGTATCATTATCATAATCACAGAAGAGAGCAACTGCTGTGTCATTCTCATCATAACCGATCCTAAAAAGGCATCTCCATTCGAGAGATAATTTATGAAGAAATTTGAAATCTGTCATCCCATCCTGTCTGATTGCAGTATCGCCATTTACTTTATCATTCCCCCGGCGGAACGAAATAAACTGTTTATAAACTTTCATATTGTTTAATACTGTCGCAATTACTCCAAGTTTTGTTGTCCCGTTATGGACTTTATTCATAAATGTTTTCCATCTGTTATCATATGCCATAAAAGAACAATTATATATAATCGTTCCGTCATCCCCGCCATTCCCTGATGGAGCTGTCACCACTGCGGTTACAGCCCGCGTTGCTATCCCAAGTTTAGGACTATACATTTCTGTCGAATTCGCTTTTTCAGCCAGCAGCATTCTATTTGAATAATCTTTATTCTTGTATCCCCAGCGGATATAAAGTTTTCTAAAAAGTTTCAGTTCGTGACTGTAAATATTTTCGGGATCAAGTATTTGAAGATTCCCGGAAATCATTTTCCCCATTTCCTCAACTATTTCGAGAGAAATCACATTTCCCGATATATCATTATCAAGAATTTTATTATCTTTCGTCATCGTCCCATCCACTTGAATATTAAAAAATGATGAATCGAAATTTAACATCGAAATATTCATATTATCGGGACCTTCAAACTTTTAATTTTAGATAAATCAAATTTACTGTCAACTATCGCAATGACATTTGCCTCAAATATTAAATATGATTGGTTCTCAGCATTGTCTCCATATACATCTGTACGGCTCGAAATCTCATCCAGGATATCCCCCTGTTTAAGATTTATTTTCATAGTCTGCGGATATGTACCAATTGCGACGGTCTCTCTGATCGGGACATATTTATCAATCTGGTATTCAAATTGGATGATGTCTGCTGTTTGATATTTCATATATTTTAATATGGATTCTTTTTCTGTGATGTCTGCGACTGAATAACGTCAACCAGGCCGACTACCATTCCGCTAATTGATGTTATTTTCCTGAAAATTTCCTCACCTTTATAAAGAATCGAATTTTCATCGAGCCATAATTCAAACTCAATTTCTGAATATTGCGGGAATCCAAGCTCGTTTATCATCCCGGTCTTGTGCGTGAATGAGCAATTTTTAACAAAATATAATAATGGGATTGATCCGGTCCCATACATAAAAAGAACTTTAGGAAATCCACGGAATTGTCCGGAAAACATCTGAGTCAATCCCATGTTTTGATTTCTTAACATATCAAATTGTTTAAGTATTAAAAGATTCCCGATTGTATTGTTGCGCTTTATAAGAGGTAACGTAAAATTGAGTTTCCGATTTCCCCCTCCCCCGATCATAACCGGCTGGAAATTCATTCCGGGAATCGGGACCTCTGAATAAAAAATGTCTTTTTTATCGACAATATCTCCTGGAATTGTAGTTGTTGTTATAAGCTGTTTATTCGATATATCAAACATCCAGAACGGAATATTGTATGGGAATTTTGGGATATTATAATTCATTAAAATCCTTCTGTTGCCATTTCATTTTTTATTATCTGCTGGATCTCTTTCGATTGATTTTTCTGTACTCCCCGGATAAATGCCCCACCCGCTTTCTCGGCTTCTTTCGCATCTTTAACACTGATCTCTATTTTGTCCACGCGGACATTTGAACTTGTATTAATAGTTTTCCCGGCAGTTCCTTTTGTTGCTTTTAAATTTGCTTCGGGCTGTTTCCCTTCCATTGCAGCATATGTTCTTTTCCCGAATCCCATTGCAGCCTCTGTCGTCGATTTCCCGCGTGCGATGACATCCGCCCCGTATCCTTTTGAAATTTTCCCGATTTCAAGGATTGATTGTTTCGCTGCCCGGAAATCTCCTGTCGATGCCTGGAAGAGTGCCTTTAAAGAATAGAACGCCACTTTAAGAAGCGCCACCAAAGTTTTCACCGCAATAATGATTGCATTAAGCTGTATGACCATTGCAGTCCCGACAAAGTCTCCGATAAGTTTCATAACTGAATAAAAATTCATCGCTGATGTACTCCCGTATCCGATCCAGGCTAAAAATTCTTTAAACATTTTTATAATTTCATTTATCGGGTCCCCGATCCCGGCGGCCCCGAGTTTAATCCCGTCAAATAATCCTTTAAATCCCCAAGCCAGATTTGCGACTAATGTGCCTAAAAATGAGAACAGAGGTTTTAATAAAATTCCTAGCGCAGTAACAATAACTGTAATCCGGAATAATAAAATATTTAAAATATCTGATATACTTTTTACAGTTTTCCCAAATAGTCCTTTAGTCCCTGAAAGGAATGCATCAATAAAAATTTTTATAAATCCAAAAACCGCACTGACCACGGCTTTGATAGTTTTAAAAACATTAACCAATACTCCACCCCATTTTACAAACAGCGCGCGATGATCACGAACCCAGTCTAATAATTTTTGCAGCATCGGGAGTAAATACATCCGTAAAGGTTGCAGAAAATTCCGCATGAATATATCCCCTGCGATTTTAAATGTCTGCCCGATTTCAGGGATTCTGTTTATAATAGCTCGAATTGATAAATATGCCCCGGCGATCCCGGCTATTCTCCGTGTAAAAGCATTTACCATTGATGATGCGTTTTTACTGAATTTGCTTGTGAGCTGTTCCCCGGATTTTGCCATATTACTCATTGATCCCTGCATGTTCTGGATCGCTTTTAAAAATGGCAGCTCATTAAAAGTAAATTCAATTTCCGGATTCATCGTTCCCTTTTATCCCTTCACTCATCTCATCTGCAATCGGTTTACATAATTTTACAATCTTTGCATATTCGTCGAACGGCATATCTGATAAAATTTTATAACCATAACCACCATATGAAATCTGACTTATAACAAGCGACTCCTCAAAAAAAATATCCTTTGTAAAATCAATAAAATGTATGCTCTCGAATAACCATCCCGCCCCGTCATTCCTGGTCTCATTTAGGTATCGAGAGCGGAAACGAAAAAATTTGAAGTATTCAAAATAACTTTGAAAATCTTCCCGCACTTCGGACAGGTCTTCTCTACCCGTTTGTCTATCCCATAAAAAGATATCAATTTCGTAAATTCAAACAGGTCTGTTTTCGCATCCGGCATATTTAAAAATATTAGCATACCATATAGATTTTTATATCCATCTGTAATATCAATCCCATTCACCCGGCGGAGGGCTTCCACATAAATTGCGAATTGTAAACGCATTGAATCGATATTCGGATTTTTCCGGTATGCCGCTATACAATTATTAAGTGTCGGATAATAGATTTCAAAATCAGTAATTACTTCAATCGGCTCTTTTGTTTTAGCATTAATAATTTCTACCGGATTATTTAATTTATAATATATAGACTCTTCATAATCTGTCATATATGTTATTTTTAAATCCCGGATATGATCCGTTGTATCAATTTTGGTCTCTCCATCTTCTTCCACATATTCAGCCAAGACCTGCCCACCGCATCGCGGGCAGGTGTAAAATCCTTCCACCGCGTCATCCGGCCCGTTATGTAATAGCATTATCTGGATAGTCACAACCTCGGCGGATTTATATGCCATCTGCCCGACAAGAGATTTTATCCCTGGGGCATCTTGAATGATTGATCCATCATCTTTATAAATTGCCGAGACGCATCCGGAAATAAATGTCAAGATCGCCGCAAAATGATTTCCGGATTCTGCCATTTTCTGAGTATCCGCAATAACTCCCGGACGCGGTTTCTCAATCTCAATCTCTGGATACACTGAATTTTTATAAAAAATCGGAATTGCTAAAATTTCTCTCATTGTTTCCCTTTATGATTCGACCGGGATCACATCCCACGGGACGAATTTCGTTTGAACCTGAGCATATGTCGGGTTTGCACCATCAAACTGCGGTTCCTGATATTTAATACATTCACATCCAGGAAGCAAAGTTCGGGAAAATTCCACGCCATGCGCGTCAGTTCGAACTTTCGTTATATCTTTAACCTCATCATTGTAATACCAATCCCGCAGCAATTTCAAAGTTTTTGAATCCCGCGCGACTTTGAACGTACATTCGATCACTGGCAATTTTTCAATTCCATTCTGAATATTTCTGATCCTTTTAAATTCCGGGACCTCAATCACTCCGCGTTCGACTACAATCTCCCCGAAATTTACAAGGCCGGGGATTTCATCCCCCGAGACATAAAGCCGGATTTTTTCAGCCATATCTCCCTTTTGCATTTTGTTTCTCCTGTTTTTCCCTTTAAATTATTGACTCAGCAGCATTAAACCGACGCCGATTTTGATTGAGCCTGCCGGGGCCGGATATGTGAAATATACATCAAGGTTTCTTTCGCCTGCCTGGATCTTGCTGATCGGGTTATTAATAACATCTGCAATGACCTCAACATGATCCTCGAATTTTGTAGCAGTCCCGTCGGACGTTTCATAGATCCCGAAAGTCTCGCCTGTCGGGACAGTATTTGTCGAACCTACATTCCAAAGATTCCGCATGAAAAATAAAATTGCCATACGGTCCTCTTTAATCCTGTTCATGCTGTTCGGAGTATTTTCGGAGGTCTGCAATGAATCGACCGCGCTCACTTTTATATATTCGCGCATTAGAATCCCATTCGCAAACTGGAATTCAAGTGATGTCGATGGAGTGAAAAAATTCCGGATAATGTATCCGTATCCATCCAGATATTGAAGGCAATTGATCCCATATGTCGCAAGATCGGTCCGGTCTCCGTCGTTCGTGAATTGTGTCCCTGTGATCCCGATAATTCCGTTCATCGCAACATCTTTCACAGCCGGGACAAAATGAATCCCATGTGTCCCGATTGTACGAACCCAGGCCCCCATTACAGCCCCAACATTCGGGACCGATCTCGCCGGAGCAATCGGGCTTGTTGTGAATGGATCTGTAATCTGTATCCACTGCGCACAAATTACGCCGAGAACATCGTCCGACCGCTGGAACGATGAACCGATAACCTGCAACTGTGCTTTTGTCTGGTTTTCAGCAATATTATATATAACTTTCGGATTATCCCAACGGGCCTGGCAATATATTTCAAGTGATGCCTGAACTGTCGAGAGTGTTGTTTCGCAGTTTGCAATAAAACGGATAGGTAAATCATCGAATGCCGTTTCATTATGATATACCCACTGAGATAGAACTGTTGCACTTGTCCCATCTGCCCCGCCGGAAAGAAATGTTACGCTTGTTACATCGTCCGGATATGCCTGAGCAATAGCAACGGCTGTACTTCCCTGATCAGTCCAGGCTATATATTTATTTGTCGCATGGACATTATCGATATAATAGTCAGTAACTTCCGGTTCCATTGAACAATAAACTTTCCCGAGGTCAGTTTCGACTTCCTTGATTATTCCATTTATTGATTTTTCAAATGTCTGGAGGCGGATTCCCATAACCGCGACTGTATCCCCATCAACAAAAGAAGCGGAACCGAATGCACTAGCAAAATATAACCTCCGTGCTGTCTCATCAATCGATGTGATTTTTTTATAAATATATGCAGATCCGCTGTGCGTGCATTTTATAATATCCCCGACACGGACGCCGGAGACAGAATCGACTGTGATATATAAATTACTACTCGATGGAGCCCCATCTGTTGCAGTTGTAAATCTTGCCCCATTTGTTATTTTATATCCGATCCGGTTCCCATGAACTCCATATTCTGATTCTGTGCAATATGCTGCATTTCCGATCAATGTTGTTGTTGTTGATTCTGATGGATCGTATGTTGTCGCATATGTCCCGTGTGTCCCATGTGCTGCATCATCGGCATCATGTGCAACAAACTTTGTCAATATATCTGTGAGTCTGGTCAGACATTCGGCCAGCGATGTTGGAGCTGCGGTCGAGGCTAGCGCATGGGTTGTCGTCTCCTGTGCAGCATGGAACGCCCAGGAGGATGCAAGTGCTGCATCCGTTTCATGCGCTGCATATTTTGTTAATATTGCGCTAATGAGTGTAATGAGTGATGCCAAATCAGTTGCATCTGTATCCGAAATTGTATTCACGGTATCCGCTGCTGTGGTATGTTCTGCGGTATCTGCGCAATGTGAATTATATAATGATTTTATTAAATTTGCGCCATAGATTAAATCGGCAAGTTCTGACCCTGCAATGGTTGCATTTGCAACAACTGCATCTATTGCAGATCCGGTATTCCCGACATGAGATTTTATATAAATTTTCCCACTCGTCCCGACAATATTCTGAAAAAATAAATTTGCCTCTTCATATCCATAAAAGCTTGATGATGTATCAAGTCCGAAAATTTCCTGCACTTCTGTCATATTATGGCATAAAAAAGCTTTGTCAAATTTCCTTTCAAACTGCCCTATCAATCCACCGATTAAAAAATCTGATGCGGTCACGGTCTTTGCTTTCTTCGTCGGAAGGTTCGCGCCGTATACGCCGAGTTGTCTTAAATTAGTTGGCATTTTTTTCCCCTCTCTTTTTTAAATAGTTCCAATTATAAAAAATTTCTTCTGCTGTAAAAAATCAGGATGATTTAAAACCGTCTCAGGGATCTCAACCGATTGATGTGGGCCGAATAAATATATAGTCCGCCCGACTTTGAGTTCAAAAGTCCTGTTCTCCCGGAATATTAAAAAATATCGCTTCTCGGCTGATGCTTTATAATTTGCCTCATCGCCTTTAGATGCTTCAAAAATTTCTCCCATCTTTTTACGCCTCCCCATTTTTTTATATTTCCCCCTGGGACACTATCGTATATGTTACCGTTGCCGCATCTGCGGGCGGACTTGATACGCGCGTCCAAATTTCTTCCCGGATTTCTACATCAAACAGATAAACGATCTGAGGGAAAATATCTGTATTCTGGACGGGTTCTGTTTCTGTCGGGATGCTGTTAAATTTGATTTCATAGCGGCGGCCGTTAATATATAATTTCTCACGGGCAATAAATCGCCGGGCTATTTCTGACAAATATGCAAGTATTTCATTATGCCGCGCGACACAAGTAAGTGCGATTGTATGATTAAATAACGCCCCTTGCCGTCGAATATAAACATTGCCGCCTGTGATAAATGTATCATTGACATCTTCAAGTTTTGCTCCGCGCCAGATATGTTCCGGAGTTATTCCCCATATTGAAATTGAAGGCATTAGGAGTTCGCGCGAATTTGAGGCAATCTCAACCGGGAAAGTCAAATATACATTTGCTGCCGTATAATCATTTACTAGAGTTGCCCCGTCATAGATTGACAAGAATTGATGTAATCCATCGGCAGTATCTCCAATTGTATGGACTTCGGAGTTTGTCCCGTCATCAATTAAGATTGTCGCGTATCGCTCGAGGAAATTTTCGCTTGATACTGTGATGCTTGATACCCCGGCTGAGGCTGTTGTTGTCCCGATTAAAATTCCGTCACCATACGCGGTCACAATATCCTCTTCAAGTGCTTCTTTTACTCCGGTGAAAATATCCAATGGGATCTCATCCTTCACCGCAAGCATATTTGATATAATTAAATAATCTTCATCATCATGCAATGCTGTAATTCTGATTCGTGAGATTGTAGTCATACCGGAAATATAAATTACAACATCTGAAAAATTCATAACCGTCGGGACATAATATTCTGTTACGGTCCCGGTTCCCGAATAGATATCAATTTTGTAATAAAAATCTGCCGGTTTTATAAATTCATTCCCTCGTTTATTCCGTGAATAAATTGAGAATACAAGTTCATCATAATCAGTCACATCGGCTGAGACTGTTTTTGTAATATATTCCCCGGTATTCCCTGAAGGGATTTTAAAAACCACAGAATAATCATTGAACCCTGAGATATAATCTTTATGCTCATTTAAAGAATCCGCTGTAATAGTCCCGCTGCTTGTCCATCCTGAGAGGGAAATGAACTCATCAACTATCTTTTTCGTATTTCCTCCCGAGCCGCTGCCGTGCTATAATTTTTTGAATTCGGTCCGTCTTCCCGGTCATTACATATCGCCTGATCGCATCCGGGGCTTCTTTGTCCCGGAGACCCTGGGCCATTATAGCTGCATATCGATTTAAAGTTTTTGTAAAGGCAGGACGTTCCGGTATCCGGATAATAGCCCCGCTTTTTAACTGGATAGTTTTCCCATATTCATGGATCTCAAGCAAGGCACGGAGAGATAATCTTGATTTATGATGTTTCGCCCATGATGCATAAACTTTCCAGCCGTCCTTAATCCGCCTTATTCTTAACATATTTATATATGTCTTATTATCAATATCAAGCCCGGCCCCGTACAGAGGATGCGCTGGCAGTTTATATCCGAGACGTTTTTTTGCTTTTATTGTATTTATTTTCAAAGGAGTAAGTTCAAGATCATTCATCATTATCCCCTGCTGGAATAATTTAATAAAATTTACAGAATCATTTTTGAGTTTCCCGAACATCATTTCACGATAAAAAACAGGGAGGTCCTGAATTCTCTTTTTTTTCTGATAATAATTATTTGTAAATTTTATCTGCATTATTATGCCTTTACATTTTTTTAAGGCCAAACGTTATGTATAAAAAAGTATCCGAAAATTGTGAAAAAAGTGCTTTCTCTTTCCCGATATATTTTTGATTTCTAAAAGTGAATTCTAATCGGATCGGTTCAATGAGTTCAAAAGTCAAACTATTATCAGTCCAATCCTTCATAGCTGTATATGCCAGGAGTTCACAGTCTTCTCTGAGTCCCGCTTTTTCGATTTGTAATCTGTTCGGTTGTGGGGTTATCGGATATGCCCGGATCGCCAAAGTGTTTGCTTCTGTTCGCGTTCTTGATTTAATCGAATTATATCTGTCACGGACAACCATATCTTCATCACGATTATAATTTATAAGCTCATAACCATATAATAAAATTACATCCTGAACATCTAATAGCGCGTGATCACGTTCAAGCTGTACGCCCGGACAAATAATCATTGTCATAATTTAACTCCCGACAACTCCCGTCATATATGGCCGGAGTAAAGAATGAGCATCAGCATCTAACACATTTATCAAATCATTATATTTCCCACGCGGGCCATAAGATCTATTCCACCCCTGTACCCCAACATTCCCGCCCCCGGTTCTGGCCCCGATAAATGTCAGGCATCTTGACGCTGTAAGATATATAATTGCTTCAGAGACAACTGATGGATAATCACTATAGCCATAATTATAAGTAACTTTAATATTATAATCCCCTTTTGCAAACAGCGGCAGAAGAAATGCCTCATCGTAATTTGTCTTTGCTTTTAATATCGCCTGCGCTGCCACGGTTTCAATCATTGCAAGATTTAAAATCCTTTGCGTATTCCCGCCGAGGACGTAAGCAATCTCAGTCACAGCGACTATTGGCCGCCGATCCAGGAATAAAGTATTTTTCCCGGTCCCTGAATGATATTCTACAACTGAGGCAATCCCTGAAAATTTCTGCCTTGTTATCTTTTCAACATAAGGGATAATATTATTTTCAATCCGTGATGTGATCCAATCATCTGAAATTTGAGTTGTCGTAACACAATAATTTTCAAGGAATTCACGAACATCTGTATATGTCGGGGCTGCCATTCTTTACCTCCCCGCGTTCCAATCTGTATAATCCTGCGCGATGCCTTCATTGACTTTAAAATATCCAATTGCGACAATTGCGGTTAGTGATGCCACTGTCGTCATTTCAATCCATGCATTCCGCCAGCCTCTCCATCGCCCGGCAAACGGAATTGTAATATTTATCGGGGCATCATTTGCCGCCCCATAAAAAATATTAACGGCATATGTCCCGTCATAAAACCGGACAAGTAAGGTCGATGATGAAACTTTATCAGTTGAGATAATTATATCAGTAAGGACAATCGCCCCATTTTTAGCTGGAGATATAATTGTACTTGTCCCGGCTGTAGTCCGCAGCGCACTTGTGAATTGTCCAAATGCGGCTTTATCTGTTATGACTCCGAGTGTTTTTATTCCGATTGCATTCATTTCTATATCTAATACTTTACCGATTGCCGGATCGATTAAAACACTTTGTATCATAGTCTAATGTCCTTATAATATCCCTGGATTGTAATTGATAAAGAGTTTGTTGATGACGCATTTGTTACCATTACTGATAAATCATTATTAAGTCCTAATATCGGTGCGCCTTCAATATTAAATTCTGTTGTTCTATAGGCATTTGTATAATATCTCGAAATAAGTTTCCCCGGTGTTATCGTAGTAATTGCGACATTACCAAGAGCTGTACAAATTGCAACACGGCCTGAGAAAAATGCAAGATTCCCCGGAGTGAGTGCTGTCCCTGTCCCAGCAACATATGTCGAGTTCGCGTATAAATCCCATTGCAGATCTATCGAGCCACCTGCTCTAATTTTATGAATATGGAAATTCCGTTGTGGATCTGTATTACGGAAAAATAAAATATATGATCCTGTTGCAATATTTGTCCCTGTACTTATAACATTATATCCATCTTGCTTATTTAATGAAATAAATGATAACTCCGGGACCTGTTCAGCAAAGGTACACATATTATTATCATTTGTTACTTTTACCGCATACCCGTTCCCCGTTCCGCCTTCGATAATCATTTCAGTTAGTCCTCCACCTGCTTGAAACTTTATCTTTAATTGTCATTTTTATTCCTGACATTTCCGATAAATAAACATTCATCATCTGCATTTCTGTAAGTATCGCATTTAATTTTTCAGTTATTTCTTTAGACTCAATCTTTACTCGTTCCTGTTCTCCGCGTCTTGCTATCGCAACTTTACTTTCAAATATTCCAACTTTTAAATTTCCTTCCTGAGATATTGACCTCGGAAGGGCTTCAATCACCGGACACAATACTGATTGCAAACGTAAAAATGTTGTGGCCTGGTTTGATAGATTCATCACAATTACACGGAAATATGACGCTGTGGCCTGAATCGTCCGCCCGTGCAACGATCTCATGTTACTGATTGTCGTCGGAATATCCCACCAGTCCTGTATATTCCAATTCACATTATCAATCGATTGTTCGACAAAAATTCGGCATTCCTGATCTGCCATAAAATTGATCTGAATTCCGGCAACTCCGAGAGTTGACTCTCCCCCCCCGGTCCAGATCTCACCGCCTGGCAGATTATCTGTACTATTATTGTTTACGCTCTCTGTCACCCCTTGCTGGATTGTGACATCAATCCCCCGGCGGCCATAATCCCCGTTTGTTATAGTTCCCCATAATTTTTCATGTCCGCTCATTTATTGCGCCCGCAAAGTAATCTTTGACGATCCGGCCCCGGTCTGTATCATTTTAATAGCTGAAATTGGATGGAAAGCCGAGGCCATTGCCTCAGTTACAACCCCGGCCGCCCATTCAATCCATACGACATTACTATAATCATTTTTAATTATTTCAACTGGCGATGTGGTTGAATAAACAGATACGCTTGCACCGCCTGCCGGGGTAACTGTTATAGTTACACATCCCTGGATGTCCGGAATGATTATTGCCGGAGTTTCACCAGAGGCAATTAAATCCGCGGAAGCTTCAAAAGAAAATACTTTGCCCCCTGAATAATTGGACTGTGAAACATTCATTTCCATCCAGGACATTTTTTTAAACTTTCCTTAAAATAACGATAATCTTTCCCCGGTCTGCTGCTCCATTTGCAACAACATTTAAAATATCCCCGGAAGCCAGAATATAATATGCAGTTGCTAAAGTTGCGGCCCGTCCTATAGCTCCAGCGGTAACGCACGCGATTGCATCTGATATTGAATTCGTTGCTTTTTTCAGGGTCAGTGTTCCGGATGTATTCGATGTTGTGCAAAATACAATTACGTCAACAACTTCAGCGGCATAAGGCATTGTACAAATTGCCAATCCCCCTGTCGCGTCTGCGGCAACTGTATATTCAACGGCAACGAGCGGAGAAATAGAAACAGCCGCTTCATTCATCCCGATATTTTGCTGTATCTCTAAGATCTTACTCCCTATCTGCGCGTTCTGCGTACCCGGATCATTATCATTATATTTTAAGGCTTCATTTGCTTTAAAAATTGCCATAAATTTACTCCTCAACTCTCTTTTGATGCAGAAAAATTAATCCTGCTTTTTCAAGTCCCATCTT